TCACCTTAGAGTTTCCAGAAGAATAATAGGCGTACTGCGCCTGATAGTTTTGCTCTGCACTATTGGCGTATGTTCGCGCACCGAAAATCTCAAACTCTGCCAACAGCGGCAGATAGTCAACAGTTTTGGTTACATAGGAGGCTGTATTGGAGCCGCCACCAGTGTTGTCCGTGTATTTGTTCATTGGCTGCATCACTGCACGAAGGTCGCTCGGTAAAGCTGCCATCAAGGTATTTGCAACAGGGCTGGTGGCTGTATTTGTTACCGCATCAGCATTCTTTGTCTTTGTGCTACCAAGAACATCATATCTAAGGTCGCAGCCTTTCCAACCACCTGAATTTGTATTGGAGCTGTGATTCATATTGAAATATTTAGTACCATCAGTGGAATAGCTGTTGTATTTACTATCAATGAAACAAATATCTGCACCACCAGTAAGAGCAGTCTTAAATCCGCCAAAATGGATACCATTGCCCTCTTTTGCGCTGTTATGATTAAAACCGAGGATGTACACATAGTAAGTACCGTTTACAGAGAGCGTACCAACGGTTCCCTTAATGGTAATAGCCTTGCGGTCACCAACGCTCCAATAGTTTGCGCCTTGATTCTGAGACGAGACCTTGCGAATAACATCCCAGGTATTTTCATTCAGCACACGACTAACAGCACGAGGAACTGCGGTAATCCGGTTCGCGGTACTTGTGTTTACAGCGCCCTCTGTAGAAACGGGGAAGAGGGTAAAGTAATATGTAGTCTCATTCGTCAACCCAGATACTTCAATGGCATTGCTGGAATACTGGTTCCAAGTTGTGCTATTGACGATAAGCGTTCCGTCCTCAGGGGACGTTGGATAGCTTCCAGTCTTATATACAAGTTTCGTGCTTGCCCATGTGGAAAGGGTTACACCATCAATTACATTATTAGCTGCTGGGTCGTTCCATTTCAGGTATACTTTCCCATCAGCAACATCGGCTACGGCGATGTTACTGACATTACCGGTTGGGACAGGGTTGGGAGTAAGAGTTATCTCGTTAGCCTCACTATTCGTGTAAGTACCCGTAGCGGAATATGGGAAGAATTTATAATAATAAGTAACACCATCAGACAAACCACTATCGCAAAAATAGCTTGTCTTATAAGCATCACGAGTTTTGCTATCTAACACCACTGTCCCATCACGACGGCTATTTGGCATAGAACCTGCCTTACGCACCAGCAATGTACCTGCCCACTTCGCAAGTGTAACCGAATTAAGAACTGTGTCTGCGGGGTCGGTCCACTTGAAGTATGCTTTGCCTGATGCGGTCTGTGTTTTCAAACCACTTATGGCAGCAAGTTCAATTCCACCTCCACCGCCAGAACCACTTCCTGATGGAAAGTTAGAAATAATAGGCATAGATTACCTCCTTTATCCGAGAAGAATAATTGTAACAGGAATATCACAGGACGGACGTTCCACTGTTGCAGTGATAGTAAGTGAGCCCTCACTTTGGCCACTAATTGTCAGCCCTGCCGAACATACAGCCTCTAGCTGTTCGGCGTTAATGTCCTGTGATACACCGATGACCCCATTTTGCTCAGCGCCAAGTCCTTCTATGGAAACAGTCTGAAAGCATACGGAGTCATCATCTACCCAACTATCTGCCGGTAATATAAAATTGATTGATTGGCTTAGGTTGGCTTTTTCAGCCAGAACGGCGTCTATTTTCACCATGTTAGAATCAGTTTCACCATTCATTTTTTCGCGCCAGTCTTTGAACCGTTCGGAGCTATCTTCGGTGATATATAGCCCATAGTTTTTGGTCTCACTCATAGTGACACCCCCTTATCCGAATAGGACGATAACGACAGGAATATCACATGGGGGTTGTACCCCATCAGCCGCTATTGTCAGAGTACCAGTTCCTTGTCCGCAGACATACATCTCAGCGGATTTAACCGCTTCCATCTGAGCGGCAGAAATGTCCTGAGTGATACCGATAATGCCATTCTGGTTGGCTCGAAGCTCTTTTACGGTAATGGTCTGTTCACCATTACTCCATTTGTCAGCTGCCAGAGTGCTCACCACTGCGGTGCTGTCCACGCCAGAGCCTCCAGAGTTGATGCGGACTCGTTGCTCCACACCATCAACTACTGTGTCAACATAAAAGCCACCATCATCTGGGGTTAGATAAAACCAACCCTCATGAAACGGAGTAACGTCAACATCAATACGGGAGCTATCGCCCTTAAGAAATAAAACGTCTGCCATTCTATAGCCTCCCTTGTGTTTTCAAAGTAAAGAAAATGGGAAGAGGCGACCTCTTCCTCCTTTCGTGTTAGTGATATAAAACTGTCGTTTTGTGATTAGAATGAACCCCACTCCATAGTGAGACCATCAGCATAATCTTTTGCATTCTGCTCAGCGGCATTCCACGCAGCAATCTGTTCAGCGGTAATACCGTCCAAAACGGTCAGATTATCGTGCTCATGTGCTTTGCCTTCAAGGCTCTCAATACGCTCCACAGCAGCGCTCAAATCCGCAGCCTTAGCATAATCAGCAATCTCCAGCGCGGCAATAGCAGCGTCAATAGCCTCCTTGATGTAAGCTACAACGGTAGCAGACTCAGCATCCTCTGGTAGAGTACCAACCAGCGCAGTCAGGTCAGAAATGGCCTTGTTCATTGCGGCAGCATCATCCGGGTGCGCCTGAATCCACGTAGCAATCTCAGCAAGACTATCCAAAGACTCCTTTGCGTTTTCAGGTATGAGCTGCTTAGCTAGCTCCTCATTGGCAATACTGCGAGCAGACTTGCCAGTGTCATCACCAATTAGTGTATTAAGCGTATCCTCAGCATTGGTAACACGCTCAGTCAGTCCTTTCAGAGCGGCATCGGTGGCAATGCCGTCTGTTTTCTTGTCTACATATGCTTTGACTGTAGTAAAGGTTTCATCACCAATTTTCAGAGCACCCACCTTGGCATCAATCTGAGTATCAACATCATCAGCGGTGGTAAAAGTGGATGTTTTGGTGAAAGTCAACTTTCTGGTAGCCGGGTCATAGGAGACACCATCCAGGGCATTGCCAGTGCCAGTGGTCACAGCGGCGGTAGCGCCAGTATCTATGTTAATCTGTATATACTTCTCGCCGTCCCATTTAGCCAAGCAATTTAACTCTACAACGTAATACATAGCTGTCATGCTGGGGTTGGTATTAGCCTGCAAAGCTGACAGAGTTTCGAACTCTTGGAAGTCACCGATGCGCACACGGTTTGTACCGATATCAATATAAATGGCACGCTCATCAGTAGTTACATAAATTGTGCCGTCAGTAATAGCCGCAGGCAAATTTGCAAGAAGACCTCTTTTGAAATCAACATTAGCCATAACTTTTCTCCTTTACATAAAGACCCACCCTGCAAGCAAACCTCACAGGGTGGGAATCCGTTTAATTTAGTATCTGGTTGTTGGGTGTCTCAAGAGAAATTACATTTCCTCCCAAACAATCTGCCCGCTCTCGCCGAAAGCAACCTTAACTGGGATGTAGATATGAGTGCTATCGGGGTCATTCAGAACTAGGTCGATATAAGGGTCGCCAACTTCAGCGCCCTCATACGGAGTATCTGCAACCTCAACGGTTTTGGTGTCACCACTCTGGAGCACCAAATCCTTGGGAATGTTGATTACATCTCCAGCATAAGTAGTAGTTTCACCATCCACCTTCTTCAGCTTATAGGTGGCAGCGAAGCCCTCTGTAGCCTCATCGGCCTTCTCAATGCTATACTCGGGAGCATTAGAAACATTTGCGCTGGGAACGAACAGGCCATCTTCCTCAACGGTAAGAGCGTTACCTTCTTTTTCGGAGACCTTTACTCCGATAGTCATACCATCCTCACCAGAGGCAATAACGACAGAGCCATCAACAGCGGTCAGACCAATTGCGCCACCACTAGCAAGATTGTCCAGCTTGGTCTTGTCCTCAGCGGACATCAGGCCAGATGCCAGGGTGGTAGCATTTGCGCCCTTACCATACAGCTCCTCGCCCTTACGCAGCTCCAGAACATCATGCAGCCAGTAAAGAGTGTTGGGGTCTTTGACCGCCAGCGCGTTATACTGCTCCAGAGTACCGACCTTAAATATTACATTGTTTGCCATAGTAGAACCTCCTTATAAATATTTTATCTATGATACACACAGAGTGTGCTCATGACAATTACATTTCTTCCCACACATACCCGGATGCAGCACCCTCACCTTCGACAGCACCCCATTCATCATTCGGATTGAGGTCAACCGGTTCAGGAATATCTCCAGGAGAACTTTCAACTGTGAAGGAAAGAATCCTGTGGTCATCAACGTGAGGAACATATACTGCTCCGTCTTCACCGACAACCTTTCCAAGATTTGTCGTTGTTTCATCTTCAAAGAAGATAAGGAGTTCACCATCTTCATTGATTTCAGCATTGATGATTGCCGCAGCATTATCCGCACGAACAAATATTGGCTCTCCGAGAGGAGTCTGCTGGATGACATCTTCACCATTCTCATCCACAGTAATAGTGGTAGTAACTAACTGAATGGTGCTAGTCTCTTCGTCGAAGATGAGGTTGTCTGCTTTAGCGTCAATTCGCTCACTGAGCAGTCGTTCAGCTTTCTCGATTTTATCTTCCATATGACGCTGCATGGCGTAGATAATGCTCAAGTTGCGGTCGCTGATATACTCATCCATATTCTTAGAAGCTATAACTTGCATCATACATTCGCTACTCTTTGCAATGATTGGATGATGAGGCGGTCCAGCATAAATCTGTATCCAAGTACAAATCTCTCCTGCATATCTAGTCAAAGTTGCCGTGATGGGCAACGTGTATTGAAGATACCTTTCGTTATATTTATCATCTAGCCTTTTAAGCAAGGTGATATCCGCCGTACCATCAGCGCGAATATAGCTCAAATATACTGTAGCGGTCATCATATCTACCTCTCCGACCTTTAGTGGAATCAGATAGATTATTTGTTTGTTCATTATATCTCCGCGATAAATTGGCTCGTTTCGTGTAATTGACAAACACATATCTTCATCTAGCTTAATGTACATCATATAATCACCTCCTAGCCTTGCAGAATAACATAGTCAACTTCGTCTAAAGGCGTATCGTTATATATTGAAATCTTATCTAAATCCATCTCAGTAAGCAAACGGTGGCGCTTTACGATAGCTGTGGCATTTGCTACCAGTTCGAAGGAGCCTATTTCTGGATTTATACAGAGCAACAATAGTTCTGATAGCTCAGATAATAGACCTAAGCAAGCCTTAACAGACTCCTGCTTTTTAATTTGTTCTCCAACTAAAACATCTATGGTTTCCAGCTGCGATGAACCGCTACCTAAAGAAAAGTGGATTTCTGTTTTTAAGGTTTCAGCAGCAAGCGATATGGCTCCAGATGCCATGGTATATACTCGATACAACAAATCCGTTAGTACTGTTTCGGTCTGAATAGAACCAGGTACATGTAGAACACCTAGTTTCTTTATTCCGTCTAGTCGTGTTCCTGTCTCGACCTGGGAGTGTGCTTTCTCAATGGCATTCTTCAATGAATTCTTTAGCTCTGAAGATAATTCGATATTTGAATATCCGCGCCCAAAAGATTTTTTCGTTTGAGCCAGAATAGGGCTTGCATATAACTCCAAGATATTTTGAGCAGCGGCAAATGTATTGCATAGAGTCTGTGATATGTCTGCCTGAATGACTATGTTTGATGGTACAGGATTGAGTGCATAGTGTACTTCAAAGTCAGCACTTGTATCAATGACAGTAGGATTATTCAACTTTTCATAACATGTCTTTATCATCTCATCAATATGTGCTGTCAATTCGGACCCTGATTCTATAGCAATGAATTTCTGCAGAGTGTAGCTCTCCAGACAAGTTTGCAAAATCAGACGCTCCATAACAGTAAGTCCATCTCTGTATGGGATAGAGTAAACTATGATGTCGCACTCAGTAAGGCGTCGGCTAAGATAGATATCAAACTCTTTTGCCATATGCGACTCAACTCCTTACCTATTACTGTGGATTCTGTGCGGCTAACTTCAGATATCCTTCCTTAATTGTCATAATCGTTGCTGTTTCGACTCTGCGTGGCGTAGACAGCTCGCCGAACATTAGCAAGTTTCCGCTATCGATAGCATCCGAATCGTAAATAACGTAGTGCGTAATAGTTCCCCAATCAGCGGTGCTTTCATCAAAGTTGATTGCAAGCTCATTGGTGACGGTTCCGTCTGTAGGGGTGGTTAGCGAGTTGAGCTCCTTACGTGAATATCCAGCATCAGTAGAAGGCTCATTTACACCAGTGCCATCCAGGTTGGGTGTGGTAGAACTTAGACCAATATAATACTTGGAGGGTACTGTGGGAGTCTTCTGAGTGCCAAATAGATTGCCAGATACTAGGTTAAGAAAGTATGTAGTATTCATATGTCATCCTCCATTTAAACAAAAATAAAGCCAGCTGCGTGAGCAGCTGTACAGGTTACTTGATGAAGCTTTTGTCTATATTGTTTGTGATGTAAAGCAAGCCTTGCTTCGGTATTTCAACATCTCCATCAATATCCTTTATCTGAATCTGATAGATATATTTACCAGCCAAATGCACAGTCTCTGATGGTTCGAGAGTTACAGTCAATACATTGTTTATGGAGCCATCATTACTGAAGCTTACCCCCATAGGCTTTGTGAGTATAGGTACGCCGGTCTTGTTCCGTAAACTAACTATTGAAAAGCTAGAAGTACACCCACTCAGGCTGTATGGCTTCTTGTTCTTATAGAAATACACACTAATTGCAAGGTCTTGTGTTTCGCCTCCAACAAAGTCAATTGTGGGAAGTTGATATGGGCTGTAGTCTGTGAGCATGATACACCTCCTTACTTTTCAGAGTTATCATCCTCTAGCGAGCATTTGTTAAGCGTAGTTGCTATGTCCTCAAGCGTAGCAATACTACCAGCTAAATTGGTAAGGTTGGCCTTGCCATTAACACTAATCTCATTCAGAGCATTTAGCACAGCTCCAAGCATTTGCATAACGGTTTCTTTCATATTCAAACTCCTCTACTTAATTTTTTTATCTTCAATTCAAGTTCTTGAATTTTTCGATTAAGCTCTTGAATCATATATGTATTTAGGGAAATGAACTCTTCATATCGCAAACTGTATCGATAATCACTTATTCCATCTTCCATAATTTCTTCCACGGGTTCAATTGTAAGACCAGCGAAATCTTGTGTGGATAGACCTGCATTTTCAAGGGCATTTTCTACATCCTGAGCGATGAATCCGGTATGAACGCGACCGGATGTACCTTGTTTATACTGATACGATGACGGTTTAAGATGGTAGAAAAAGTCTTTGAACTTACTTAAATCGTAGTCGATATCCTTTTTAATCCTGCAGTCAGAACCAATAGAAATTGCCTCTGTTGCATGAATCATATTACGAGTAATATAGAATGATAGCCGACCGGAATTCATACAGCATCCTGCATTAGTGACAATGAAATAAGGATAATTATCCTTTCCATTACTTCCATACATCATTGCCCCATATGTTGTTGCTGTTCCCGTAGAGCCATAACCTTTGCAAAAACCGCCATACCCGCAGGATAATTCAATTAGATTTGCATCTAGGGTACCTGTCTTAATAAAATTGGCATTGATATACAAGCTGTTTGACGTTGAGTTACCGAATATGCCGAATTTAGTACCGCCATTTGTAAGCACGTTAAAGACATTCCGCTCATTGACAGTTGCGTCAGAACCATCCTTGCCGTCCTTACCGTTAACACCATCTTCTCCGCGAATCTTTATTCCCGTTGTCCATGTCTGACCACCATCATATGAGTAGGAGGCATATAGGTCATATAGATTTAATGTTTGATGCCACGACGTAGTACTGTGGGCGGGGTATTGTGGGTATCGACTAGTGGGTTTGGATAGATATGAACGCGCATAGAGTGCCAATACAGGGCTATTGGCACTTCCCCAAGTGATACTACCATTCGATAGGTTTATACTGCCTTGCATTGTGACATTTCCGTCCGGGTCAACATAGAAGTTTCCTTTGCCGTTTTTGTAATTACCTCCAACGTTGATGCCACACCCCTTTAACCAACTGTCTACAGGATTATCGGGGTCAGGGGAGAGGTCACCACTTAAATATGGTGCGTATAGTTTACCAGTGAAATAGCCATTTCTTATACTTACATCGCCATTTTTCTTAACCCAGAATGGGGCAGAAGATGGGCTATTAGCTCCAACCCAAATGGCATATTGCGAGTAGGTATTTGTGCCACTACCATTTAGTGCAACAAAGTTACCTCCGCTACCAGAGCGAAGGTAGTCTTTTTCGATAGTGAATCCCCCGATTTCGCCAGATATTGCACGCAATTTACCACGGAAATATGCATTCCCATTTTGAATATCCAGATAGAAATTTGCATTCTTTGGGAACCCCTCGCTATCAAATGTTATCGCACCATTGTTTCCAATAAAAGATGGGTAGACCGTAGTCCCGCTTGTTGAATATAAGTTTCCTGTACCAGCGACTATCCCATATTCGGGGTCAATAATAATTTTTCCACCATAATCTTTTTGTAGGACAAACGTCGAGTTGTTTAGCCATGCACCGCTTGAATCAACCTTGAACTGCATAACTCCGTCATCAGTAGCGTTCTCAATTATAAGATTATTTCCAACAATTAGTTTGCCTCCAATTACATCGGCGTTTACTCCGAAGTATGTTCCAACTTCGTCAGAAGAAAACAATCCAATTGCAAGCTTTGCTGTTTCCCAACCGTCATCACTAATCGCAATCATGCTATTCACAATCCGTATCTGACAGGGGGAGTCACCCCCAATATGAATGCCTGCGCCATCTATGATTACACTTTGATTTGTAGCACCAATGATAGTGTTGACGGCAGCTTTGAGTGAATTGTTCATAAACTGCGAAACTTGAGTTGCCTGATTTGATACCTGGTTATATAGGTACTTACTAGCATCGAAGTTACGACTAGAAGAGTATGTTTTCTCTAACATGTCTTTAAGAGTGTTAACATTATCATGTCTCTTGAACCGATTTGAAAACACTATTGAAAAATCGCTGCGGTCTTCAAAGTCAAGTTCTATTTCGATAATGTACGGAGTAATGAGTTGCTTACTACCGATGTTTAGATACACGCCCTTACCAAGCTCCAGTCTGTCCCTAAAAGGTTTGAACTCCTTCTCAAAAATGAAATTACCAGAATTTACGCTAAACTCATATGTTGGGACAGATAGGTCAGCTAGAACTCCAACAGCGTAATCGTACAGCTCTTTTTTTACCGAATAGCGCTGATAATCGCTTATGTTTGCAGTCAAATACATTGTTCCAGGCGCTATGCTGAATTGTACCGAGGAACCTTCGTAAGTAGTGACTTCATCTATCGTTATAGGACGTATATCACTTGTAAGCCCCGATATAGTTCCAGCAATTGTAATTAGACCGCTTGGTGAGGTAGCGCTATTGACACATATTGTTCCAGCATATATACTTAGAATACAATCGTTATTGGATGAAACTTCGATTGTCCCACGAATTATATCACAGCTTAGACTGTGGCTTCCAGACAGATTAAAACTTCCACTGGCAATAACATACATTGTTTTTCCAAATTCTTTACCCAAATCAACTCGAGATATTGACGAACCAACTATTTCAACTGTCGCATTTGAAAGTGAATAGTTGCTCCCAGACACCGACACATCAATATCTGTGGCGACGAATGTATCTTCAGTAACATCTTGTTCTATAAAAAAGCTAGATACAATCCTATACTCTTCTTCAGTAAAAAACTTTTTTATGTCAAGGCGATTTACAATCTCTGCTATTTTGCCAGCAGCAGAATTTGGGTTTGTCCCATCTATATCGTTCTGCAAATTTGAAACTTCATGTTCTTTCTGAGTTATTTCTGACTTCTTAACGCTTATCTTTGCATTGATGTCCGAAAGTAAACTCTGTTGTGTATTTTTACCAGAGTCAGTTGTTTCCATCGCCAAAGCTTGAATTGTTACACTTTGCTGTCCAGTTAGGGTTTCGAGTTCGCCCTTCAACTCCGTTAGCTCGGCTTGGGCAGTGAGTAGCTTAGTGGTTGTAGATGCTCTCAATGCAGAGAGGGCCTCGTAGTACGGGATATTGTTAATGACAGTTTGTTGCCAATATGTCCATTTGTCGGCAAGAGAGGATGGAATATCGCCCTTTGCAATAAAGTATCCTATGTCATATATCCAGTTTGTGCCTAATGGATTAACTTCTCGGATGTCTAACTCGTCTGCTCCATATGGTCGAATCGCTGTAGCCATTTCATTACTAAGCTCTTCTATCTCAACCGAATCAAGAAGATTGTCAAAATCCAGATATATTGGCAAGCACGGTCTTTCCTCATCTGCATCATAGACATTTATTGTCTTTTCATATGGCTCAAATACGAATACGCACCGATATTTTTGTGGAGCAGTATTATATATAAATGGCAGCAGATAGTCATCAAACTGGTCGAATGTCCTGTATTTTTGTGCTATCGACGGAGAAACATATCCCGCGTTCCAGGTATGTGCAATCTCTAACATTCGGCCCATTACTGTGTTGGGATTTCGTGGGTTAGTTTGGTCATAGAACTTATACGTTCCTTCTTCTAAGAAGAACTTTTTTGACTCTAGTGTCTTTTCAATTGAGTATCCTTCTATATGTTTTATCTCAGAAATCCCATCTGCTTCCGTGCTTGGGTTTGAAATATTGTATATTCCATAATGCTTTGTATATATAAGCATATGTCCCGTAATTATGTCATAAATCCAATTGGGCTCTCCATCAATAACTGCTGGGATATCAAAGGAAATTTCGCTCGGCTCAGAGAATTTGATGTTTAACCGTAAGTTGTGAACTCCTGGTATTGTTCCAATTATATCCTCGCCCAGCGTAGTTAAGAGAAGGTCTGGCGTTTCGGGGAACCCATCTGCATCAAACTCTAGCTTTGAATAGTCAAGATACATACTAACCCCCTTATGCCGCGACATTGTGCAAAAATCTTCCAGTAATAGTCAAAGTCCCATTTCCCGAAACTGAAAGATTATTATCACCATGGACTAATCTGAAAAAGTTAAGATTAAAACCTTTATATAAGTTATAACCAGATATTTCCTCTCGTATGATACCGTTGTTATTGTCTATATCAATCCTTGTATTTGCAGCTGGTAGTTCATCTAAACGAAACTCTCTGTCGTTATCGTCATGGTTAATGATGCTAAACTTTTTGCTGCCAGACGCGGATGAAAATATAAGGTGTGGTCGAATGAATTCTCTAACGGAGCTTTCATTTCTAAATAGAATATCGGCTGTTCCTTTAATTGTGTACGAGTAACTGAACTCTGCCCCGTAAGCATAAGGACAATCACATACAACCAGTGCCTCGAAAGCGACCGGTAACCACCCATGTATGATGGGTGTAAGCTCTGTAATTAGACATCTAAACTGTACCATTTCCAAGTCGGGCTGGTCGATGGTAAGCCACTTATAGTCTTGGTGCCCAGTCAGCCATAAGCTGATATCTTCCAACTCATACCTGTCCAGAGCCCTGTCTGTACCAAATACTAACTTGAACTGAAGTGGTGTCTTATGATAGTTAACGCCAAAATGCAGAGGTTGGATTCGGTTGTTCGTTCTCGTTTCAACAATTGAGCCTTTGTTCCCAAATCCAACTTCCTCTTGAGTACGGTCTCCAAAATCATATAGCATAAGACCATAGCTTAAAGATGATTCACCATTAAAAGTAAATTCATAGCTGTTGAACAACTTACCACCTCCTAATAAAAATAGAATGAGGGAGGGTTTACCCTCCCCGTTTAACGTTTGGAAATTCTTAATTGATTCAGTACTTTATTGGCAAATTGTCTATTGATTTCGCGATGCTTCTCAACTGTCTGCTCATTGGCTCCATATATGTACACATCGCCGAAACGAACAGCTTCGCTTTGGTTTCTTATAGTGGTGTTTGGAAGCTTGCTACGCAACTCAGATATATTATTTTGGACAAGTCCCAGCATGTTTGAATTTATTGAATTACTCATGGCATTTTTTAGCTTCTCAGAAACTGCGCTTGTAAAATCAATAAGTCGGTAAAGCCCTTGTTCTTTTTGCTTATTTAGTACAATTTCCCCCTTTTCAAGAAGTGCCAGCACTTCATTTTGTTTGAGTGAAGGGGTGTCGCCAACAATACCGCCACTGTGATATTTGTTACCTTGAAGATACCTGTATTTTTTGTAAACATCAAAGAGAAGTGGTCCACCAATTTTATCTATAAACCATGTTGCACCGTCAGTAACTGCAGTTATGCCGAGTGGCTTTAATAGCTTTGCTAAATCCACATTTTCTTGATGTAATTCAATCTTTTTTTGCTTGCTGGCCGTTCCCCATGCTTGGCCGTTAGCATACATTCGCGCTATAATGGCATGAATTTGTTCTTCTTCTGTAGAAGTATTGTCATAATTCGGCTCTCCAACAATTGTATTGGGCTTGTCATCACCTCCACCACTACCACTACCGGAGCCGTCAGAACCTCCGCCTCCCCCGGATGTTAATGAATCAGATGTGAGGTTCTTTAGTGCATTGACATAGCTTCCATATTTTTGTGCTGCTAGCAAAGCATTTTCCCATGCACTGGTGACTTCTGAATTCAGCACTGAACCATATTGGGTATTCCACTGAATCAGTTCCTGATAAAGAGTATCCCAGTGTGTTTCAATATACTGGATTGCCATATCATAAAGCTTTTGATACGAAGAGATGCTTTCCTCAAGAATTTGGATTTCTTTATCTTTTTCAGCGTGATAGGAATCCTCCATCTCATCAAGAACTTTTTCTTGTGTTTCCAATGCATGGTCGCCCTGCGTGTCGCCGAGCTCTTTCTGAACCCCAACGAGCTCTTCTTGTAACTTGATTTTCTCCGCCTGTGCCTCGCGGCTATCATCGAGCGACAAGGCGTTGATGCGCTCTTGCAACTTGGCTATTTGCTTAACTTTGTCGGCAACGCCATCCTGATATTCGGCCTCCTCTTTTGCCGCACGTAGTGCTTCCTTACGAAGCTTTATAATATCAGAATAATTATCTTTCATTTCTTCGAGAGCGTTAATTTGTTCTTGAATACGATGTTTCAGCATGTCCATAACATATTTAAGTATGTCATCTACGCCGCTTTTCATCTTTTTATTTGCATCTTCAGCAGCACCAGTTACTTTTCCAATGCTTTCGCACGCATTATCGGCCATGCTTCTATAAGCGTTGATATTATGCAACGCGGCCTCATATTGGTCTTTATCAAGCCCCAACAAAGCCAAATTGGCGTACACAAGTCCCCAAGTTGCATTTGTCGCATCGGTTGTTGCGAACAGGAGCTGATTTAAGTCCTCGATTGAATCATTTTCCATAGCCAAACGCAATCTCTCGACATAGTTCATTGCGCTTTGTACAGCGAGCTGCTGTGTCTTTGCTGCAATTACCTTGTTGATATTCTCAGCGTTGATTACAAGAAGCCCATTCTCGTCACGCAAGTATTGCATGTATTCAGGGCCCAGCTCAACCAATTTTTGGAACGAATCAACCGATATGAATCCGCCGTTCTTTTCGTACTCATCCGCAGCGGCTTGAAGTGTGTCAAACACATTTTGGATTTCATCAACAGCAGCACTTGCCTCTGTGACCATGTCCAACAGATTATCAACTACACGTTGTTTGACCTCTTTTATGTTATTCGCATACTCCCACCAGAGGTCGCTCAATCTGCTTACCTCATCACTCGTGTCATCATACCCTTTTGAGCGATAATACTCAGCCTGTTGGTGAATAATATCTTGCATCGTCTTGTAGTATGCAACAATATCATTTGCATACTTTTCAACTTTGCCAGGATTATGCTCTCCTATAGCATTTTCCAACCAGTTTTCAGTTAATGTGATTGCGTTCTCACGTTCGCTAACTGATTTTTCATAGTCGGCGATAATAACTTCTTGTATACTATCCTGGTACTCCCACCACTGTTTCTGCAGAGCCTGGATGTAATCCGAATTATCTTTTAATCCAAGAGCGCGGTACTTTTCTGCCTGAGCATGAACAGCCTCTTGCATTTTGCGATATACGGCAATGATATCCGAAGACTTCGCGCCTTTCTTTTCCATGAGAAAGATAGAATGCTCAAAATTCCCGATAATATCATCTATCTCTTTTTTGAGTTTATCGAGAGTGTCCTTGAGTTTCTCTTCTAAATCCGAATCGTCTAGTGTGGCCTTAACTTTAAGAGATGATTTGCCACTGTTAGAAGAGGGTGTGCTTGAGGAGCCGCTGTTGGTCGTTCCTGAGCCAGGTGAATATGGCTTGTACCCAGAGCCTAAGGAGTTTGTGCCACCAGCAAATGCTGGAATCGCATTGCCCAAAATACGTTTTGTATCTTTGTATGAATAGACAATATCTCCTTCATTTAGATATCCAAGAGTCGGCCCGTCTTTACCAGCCAGATAGGCGTATTCTCCAGCCACCACTAGCTCGGGCTTTGGCTTTCCACTGGGTGAGTATTCGTCGCCAAGCAATGACAAACCCGCTTTGGCATGAGGCGTTCCAGTTGCGTTGTGTGCTACCCTGCTGCTACTTGGTACACCTACAGTCCTATATGTAATAGTAACCGTTTTGTTTTTGTTATTCTCAATTCGCTGCAGATAGCTTAATACAGATTGAAGCTCATTAGTAACCGCGCTAGTGCGCCCATGCACAGATACGGTGGTGTTTTTGGGCAACCCCTTCAAAAGTTTCCCAACGGTTGAAATGTTGTTCTCTGCCTGCTTGCTATCACAATCAAGCTGTGTCTCCCAACCATCTCCAAGTATCTTCTCGACCTCTTCAACGGTGGTTGTAACTGTCGCGATAATATCCTCATCGTCAACATTCATCTTTACAGACACTTCTACATTGTTTGAATCCGATGTTTTCTTCTTGATTGCCTCATCAACAGACTCACCGTCTATTTTCAATCCTGCCTTTATGACAACGTCATCACGGTTTGCCAACCCAGTTACAATGCTTTCTACTTCTTGTGCGGTTGCCCCAGCAGAAGATAGCCTATCCAGCAAGTCTTGAGTTATAACAAGCGCTCCATCTGCGTTCAACTCAATAGGGATGTCTAAGCTCTCAAGATTGTCAACAATTTGTGTCAAGCTATCACTTTCGACGCCCTCAACAATCGCTTTGATTGTCCATGGAGCACCATACATTTTTGTTCGAAGGTTATCAATCTCTTCGCTTGTCCACCCGATACCTTCGAGTAGCGGTGCCATGACATCATCAAATGCACCACTGCTGTTTTGTAGCTCACGTATTTCGTCCATAGTAAGCCCCAGCATAGTAGTGGCTTCTTTTAGCGAGGTTAGCTGCTCACCACTAAATAGCTCTCCTTGTTGCCAACCCTCCCACTCTTTAAGCGCAGAATCGTCAATCAGCTTGATTCCGGCCTCTCCATTTTCGGACTTGAGCTTATTGATTTCATCAATTAGCTCTGTAACCTCTTCTTTGGACAAATGAGTGTATTCTTGTAGCTTGCTCATGGACGCGAAAGAGCTTTCGTCAACCTCGAATATTAGCCCAGTTTGAGTAAACTCTGCCAGGTTATCTTGGACATCTCTGGTAAGAAAGTCTTCAGAGTACATTCGGTACTTATTGATAAAGTCCTGGAGCATCTCTTCAGACCAACCAAGGGCATCCGCAAACTCGCCCAGTTTGGTTATGTCATATGAAAACACACCGTCTTCATATGAGGCTATTCCATCCAGAGCGCCCCCAGCGGAACCCAGCTCAGACACGGTATCCAAGAATCGGGCGATACCCTCCTGGCCTTCTGTGAGGTACTTTTCATTTTGAGCGACCCACTCACGCACTTCGTCAGATGACAGACCGACTAGACCATAGTAGTCCTTATATGCGCTGAATGCCTTGCTTCCAAATTCGCCACTATCTATAGTTTCCTTGAAACTCTCCAGATGCTTAACACGAGCGTCATATCCAGCATCATAATCGTCTGCCGCAAGAGCCTTGTCCAAATCGCTTAGTGCTTTGTTGGCATTGTTGATTGCTTCAGCAACAAGTCCGAACTCTCCAGAGATGTCTTTAATGGCTGCGTCCGGCATGGACTCAATTGCATCACACAAAACATCAATTTGATTGGCAGCTTCCTCGGTCAGGTTATTCGTTTCTTTAAGACCCTGGAGCGTTTCTATCAGTTCGGTGGGGGAGTCCGCAATTACCTTGCGAAGTCCATCATCCAAATTACCAAAACCCTCCGCCGTTAAATCAACATACTCCGCAAGTTCGGGGAACTGCTGAATCAGGTCGATAACATCAGTTGCCTCCAGAGTACCCTCGCCTAACTTAGCCAAAGCGTCCCCAAGTGTTTTGATATTTGTTTGTACGCCATCTACGCTCTTAGATAGTTCTTCTGAGAAAACGCTTGAGAATTCAACAGCTTCCGATGTCCCTTCTTCAAGCGTAGTAGTTTGAACTATGCCTAACTCCTCTAGCGCACCGACTAACTGCTCAACGGAAACACCATACTGCGAGGCCATATCAATAAGTCCGCGATATGCCTGCTGGTCCTCGGTGTAGACTCTTTGCAGTGGACTCGGTTGTGGGCCAAATGGCAAATCTGCTCCGTGCTCATAGTCAATCCCTACGTTTAGGACTTTATGTACATCAAGTGTGCCATCGTCTTCTAGTAGAGGTTTCAGCAGATTATTGATTCTGTCCCTAAGTGTGGAGTCACTTTTTAAGTCTGTTTCAAGGTCAACCTTAATTTTTAACCCAGGAGATATGTCTTCAATTTCATTGAGTAGATTTGTCAAATAGCTCTCTATACCGGGGTCATTTGAAAAATCCTGCGAAGCAATATTGTCGCGTATAGTAGAGATTAGACCATATGCAGCCTTAGCAGCTTCGTCATCTCCACTTGCTATAGCATCAGTCAGCTGAGACTTTGCATCTTTAATGGAATTCATTATAGAGCTGTAATCAGGCTCTACGGCAATTTTCCATATGATTTGCTGGTCATAGATTTCACCATATTCATCAATTACACTTTCTATTTCAGATAACTGATTTTCGAATTCTGCAGAGAAAGAAATATCTGTTCCTAAAGTATCATTCCACTCTTTCCCCAACTCGCGGAAGTCTGCTGCCAATCCAACAATTGTTTCCTCAGCCTGCCGAGCATCAGCTTCAACCACAATATCAATCCAAGGAGCTTCTCCCTGATATCCTTTTGGCCCATACTTTAGAATTGAGGCATTTTGGTACTTAGAAATGATACGTTCAATTTCACCGGAAAATCTGTCGTCATTTGAAAGGCCAAGGTTTAGTCGATAGGACTTGACTTCTTCCATTTTTGATACGGCTTCTTTTATGGCAGAAGCATTCTGAGTCAGATTTGAATTTGCAAATGATTTTGATATTCCATCAATAGCGTTGGAAGCATCTTCTGCACTCATCCGAACCAAATCGATAGCGCCAGCTTCTTCTCCGTATGCAGCAACTATTTCATCTTGGATTGATAGCAATTCCTTTCGGACATTATAAGCTTCTTCCTCAGAAAGGTTACCGTTTTTTAGTGACTGTTTGAGTTCAGCAATTTTTTGACGATACTCATCTAGCGTAGCAATGTTAGATTTATACTCCTCTGCACTTTCTCTGGCAGCTTCACGAGCCTCTTTTGATTTGTTAATCAAATCACTTAAAGCATTTACCACAAGAGATATTGCAGCGCCTATTGCCATAGATAGAAGCATATTTGCCGCCGTAGCTACTAATCGCAATCCAACTGCTGCGGCTTTTGAGGCAATATTCATTGCAACAGTCTTAGCGGTGGTCTGGGTCAACGCTGCGCCATACTGTTCCGATGATACCTTAGCCGTATCAGTAACCTTGATTGAGTTCTTTAGTGCGGAGCTTCCTTTTGCGATTGTATCATTCCATATCGCCGTTTTGCCCTTAGTATCATTAAATCCTTCGGCTAAAGCGTCAACCTTTGAGTTATATTCATCAAGCAATCTTTTGTCATTCTTAATGATATTACCGGTTTGTCCAAAAATTGTTGTTAATCCCGTTATAGTCTTCCCAGCGGCATCAGATGTCTTTGTAACTTTCACCCAGCCGATATTTTGAGTGGACAAAGCAGCGGCAACTAAGCCGCTTGCAGTGGCTACGCCACCGAATTTTTCAATGATACCCAAGAGCACGTTAATAGCACCAGTTCCCAAATCAACGATATTTTTTACAGAATCACTATTTATTGTAATGGTGGAAAGATTTTCGAAAGCTGCCTGGAACTGAGAAATTTTTCCTTCAATAGATTCTAGATATTTCTCGTTCTCCGCCAGAGCTGAACCTGCAGCATTGGCAGATGAAGCTAACACATCCTCTACAGTATCAAAATTGTCAAGCAGTGAAACAACAACATTACTGTTCCTTTTCCCGCCAATTTTCTCAAGAATATTTGCCTGCGTAATATCAGTTAGCTCATTCCAAACCCCTGATAGTTCACGAAGAATCTGTGTGGTGCTTTTGAAAGTATTCTCGTCAAGCTGTATATCTACCTTACCGTTGGTAAGAGCTAGTATTTCATCACGTAATTTTGAGACACTAACTGCCATGCCGTCTGTACTTTCGCCAGCTTCTTCTGCCTCGGTCTTTGCAGCACGTAAATACATCGAAACAGTCTTAAGTGCGTTGCCAACTTTGTCTGGGTCTTGCACTACATTGTTTGCAGCAGTTATTAGCGCTATGCTTTCGTCAAGGCCATTACCAGCAGCGGATAGGGCCGCAGCAGAACGAACTAAAGCATCGCCAACACCCTTTGACGAAATGGCAAAATTATTGCCAGTTTCGTTGAATTTATCAACAATAAGCATTGCATCTGATGCTTCAATGCCGAACGCTTTCATTGTTGAGATAATACTTTCAGAAGCTACAGATATATTTTCGATACCGTCTCCAACGTTCTTATACATGATAGCAGCATCTGCTAGCATCGAAGCATCTTCAATGCCATACCCTAGACGCGCAAAATCTGCGCTAGCAGTTACAACATCCGAAATGCTAGAACCGAGTTGTGTCGCACGAGTTGCTGCGTTAGTAAGGAATTGGGTGTATACAGCATCGGTTTCAGAAGTTACCTTTTTCAACTCTGTCATAGCGGTGTCAATTTCTCTGACACTGGTCACCATTTGCTTAACAGATTGAATTGCGGCCATCATACTCCTGGTTATCAACATCCAGCCACCGAATTTTTCATATGCACCGGAAATGATATCTGCTAATGTTTTTCCCTCTTTTCCAGTGCTTTTTAGGTTTAGCTGTAACTCTTTGGCATCTGCACTCATTTTTCGGAATGTACCCTTATCCATCGTGGATACATTATCGCCTAAGCTTCCGACAGCATCTATTGCGCCCTTCATCTGGTCACGAATATATGCCAACTGCTTTCCTTGGCTAGTCTCAGCGGCACGCGGATTCATTGTAAGATATTTATTTAGGCGTTCGTATGCGCTGATTACCTCTTGAACCGTGGCCATCTGTTCCTTGTTAGTTTCCTTTTCACTCTTGGCAGCGGCCTCAGAAGCAGTCTTTCGTTCTTTAGTTACTGAAATCAGATTGCGCATTTCAGTTTGCAAACGATAAATATTATCTATATCTTCCTGTGATGCTGAGCCACGCTTAGCCCTTAATGCATCAGTTGCCTGCTCTAGTTCAAGGTATTTGCTGCGTAGCTCCTCTGCCTGACTTACATCCTCTGGATTAACTAACTTAGCGCTAGCAGAAGCATAAGCAGAGCCAATCTTGTTATTTGTAAGATTGATTTCCTTGATTATAGCGTTTAGTTCAGAGAACTCTTTTTTTGCTCCTTTAGCAGCATTTTCAACGCCCTTTGCGCTAGAAGCTATATTGCCTATATCTTTAGAGTCCAGTGTAATTGACATTCCGCTTTCGAGACTTACACTATTGACGACGGCGCTCAACTGTCTTTTGAAGTCAGCGATAGCAGCACTACAATCAATCTTTGATACCTTAACAGTGAAATTCCCATTATCATTTAGCGATTTTAGCTTGCTCCTAAGTTGCTCGCTCCAAAGTTTTTGAGTTTCTTTGGTTTCAAGTCCAATCCTAACCTTTAATGGATTTTGATTTAGACCCGAGACTATTTGCGATAACTCACTTTTGATTTGACTACCGCTCTCTCCGCTTAGAGAACCACCGCCCAACACACCAAATAGTAATTGAATATCTGGACTTGCCATCGTTTTATCACCGCCCTTTGCCCATAAAATGAAGAAAATGCTTGGCTTTGCGCCAAGCATTTATGTTAAATATCAGTTGTAATCTTCTCCAGCAGTAGCCGTTACGTTGTAGTCGGCACCATAGTTACCGTTAAAGTCTATAATTGCCTGCTGAATGAAATGAAGCCCATCTCTATCCTTCCTGCTACGTATGAATGTTGACGAATCTGTTCCGTCGCCACCAAACACTGATTCACCGATATGAGAGTGTGAATCCCAATTGCCATAAACGTAATCTCTAGCGTGGTATCCGTTATTGAGAACAGCAACAATATTTTGCACTCCGTCATATCCATCTGAATAAAGAGAATCCCTGTGCAAATCTCCCCCGAAGTAAAGGTATATTTCACATGCGCCATTTGGCAATCTCACTATATCTGATGATTCAATGCTATTGATATGTGACATTACAGATTCTGGCAGGCCAGCGCTTTGCGCTGCAGCAATCAACATCTCTTTTAGTTTGGCAACCGCTTCGTACATAGAAGATTCTGTAGTCAGCTTGGTACCACCAGCAGTTACATCCCTTCCTGACAAAGCATATTTTTTAATGCATTCGTCCATCTGCTTTTTGCCTCTGGAAGAAACACTAAATGCTTTTACCTTGTTCATGATAGAGCCTATATTTATTGCTGGCATTATTCATCCCCATTTGTGCTTTCTTGATGGGTTTGACTAAGATAAGCTTCTACAATCTTATTTGCGCTTAATTCATCTGTGTTGCCAAGAGTTTGTACCAATCTCTCTACGTCATCCGACTCAACTCCGTCAAAAATGGTGTCGGCCTTTTCTTGGATTGCGCCAATGCTGTTTAATATTTTCTCAAAGCTAGTCCTAATAAAATTTGAATTTGAGTCACATTGGTACTCAATCTTCCTCTTAATAGCAGAATAGATGTCTTTGAATTGCTCTTGGTTTATATTTGAACATACCGTATCCACTGCGTCAGTGTTATATATCATCTCATAACGACTCTCTAAGCTTTTGGGCAAAGTGAAGTTTGCATATTTTTCAAGAATATTACTACCCATTGCAAAGTCCAAAATCTCTGGCATATAGTCGCCCTGGTCATTGAAGCAACTTGTAACTACATCATTCACGAATTGCAGCATCTCAGTGAGTGAGAGCGTAGGCTTAATTACTAACTCATTACCAAACCACTGTTTTGTGACAATTGGGAGTACGTTTTGTTTTGCTACCTGCTCAAATGCATTAACTGAAATCCTCTTTTGTCCTTTAGCCATTGGTTTTTACCTCCTTTTTCTTCTTTACCATTTTTTCGTGGGCACGAAGTCGTTTCGCTTCTTCATATGTAATCCACCCTCCGAACTTTTTTACGAATACAATCCATCGGTATGATATATCGGGATAACAATACCAGAACATCTTCCGCTTTAGATGAGCAACGGAGTCCGGCATACCTTTTATATCAATGACCTCAACTGTTCCATTGGCGTATTCTATATAAAAATCAGCAACATATGTGATAGGTAGCACTGTTTTATTATCATGAATGAACTTAGGTTGCAATTCATATTTTTTTTGAAGCTCAAAATTTTTTACTTGACCGCTTTCCACTAGGGGACAAAGCACATCACGATAATATTTCATTTCAAGTTGGCTATCAAACACAATATCGTTGCATGTTCGTTTCTCTTTATCTTTGTCAACATTAAATTTACTTCTTTTCATTTCTACTCCTAACAGAGAAAAGGGAAGGCAGTCTATACCGCCTTCCCATTGCTCTACACCTATCATTTACACCTCATTATGATGAGTTTCATTTTCCATGTCGCTTGAATCCGATTGGATTTCAGCATAGCTGTTGTCGGATGGAACCTGAATATTATGTTCAACGGCCTTTTTCACTTTGCTCTTTTTGATGGGCTCTGCACTCTTACGGGAATCTTTCACCCGTTGCAAATACTTAGCCCCACATTCCGGAGAGCAAGCCACCTCCTGCCAATGAAACACGTTCGGGTTCTTAATAGCTGTGCGGCATGGCTCATATTCCTTGCCACAAACGCGACAAGTAAGCTTAGCCTTACCCATAATTAGCCTCCTGATTACGCCACGTCCTCAGCATTTGCACCGAACACAGTATAAGTCCACAGCTGACCGCTCTGGCTGTGATAACCGCAACCAGCACCCGCCAGAGACTCAGCCTCAAACGCATGGACGGTCTGATTTTCACCCATCTCGAAGCTGAAGTCGCCGTTAAAGTCTGCCTTTGGAATGTAGAACTGCATACGATAAATGTTCGCGCACTTATCTTCACAAGTAGCGTTAATATACAGGGCGCACTTACCAGAATAGGTGTCGCTCATATTGTTCAGGACGCTAGCCTGAATCTTGCGCTTATAGAACACGATAATCTCGGTGCCGTCAGCAATTGCATCTTCGGCAAAGGTAAGCGTCTTAGTGGCGGGGGCATATGCAAACTTGCCATTTCCAGCGGTGGCGTCCTGCGTCAGAGTCTCGCCGAGAGTACCGTCGGTGTTCTTGATATGTACAGCCTCAACCTCGTTACCGGTAGTACCTACAGCGGTATATTCAGTCGTGGCAGTGTTTGCGTTTACAATCAGATAATCCGTCCACATAACTTCGGTAGCTTTATTCTCAAACTTACCGCCAGTCTGCAGCTCAAGCAGCCCACCAGACACGATACCATTGTTGCCACTGATTGTGACAGACTTATTCTTCTTCAGAGAAGAAAGCTTGCGTCCCTGCTTGCCCGTAATGTCGGTCTTTTCCTGAGTCTGTGCAATGGTAGTGTTCTGCAGCTCGTCCAGTGTAAACAGGTATGCGCCAGTAACGATGTCAAATGCGTCAATCGTTTCTAGGCTAGTAATTGTGAGGTCATTAACGTTCATTTTCATTCCTCCTCTATTTGTGAGTTAGCCAGTTTAAGTCATTCTGGCTTAGGTCTTTGGCACTCAAGGTGCCAGCATATATTCCATGCATACGGTTGTCATAGTCTATTTTCTTGATAATCTGGTACACGCATTCGTTAAACTGATAGATAGAGAGTTCTCGTGTCCCCTCAAATCCATATGGGTATTGTTCGGTATTAACAAGCGCCACTATCAACTCTTCTAATTGTGAGTCCATAATTCGTTTGTTTTGCCGACGCATTTTTGTGCGAGCACGCTCAATCAAATAATCTTTTGCTTCTCCGTTTGCAGGCTTTCTTTTATCTTGTTTTAGGTGGTGTATTTTCCTCAATGCTGATGCAATCATACGATGCAGTTCACGGTCTATTCTTACGCCGGTTTGTGGATTAACGAGGATTATATTACTATTTTGGTTGTTAATGGCTGTCTGAAATTGAGAAAGGTCTAGGTCTCCAAATATCAATGAGGTGTTCTGTTCTTTAAGGATGTTGAAGTAAATAAGGAACAAATCATATTCATTGATTGTTGTGAAATCGATACCGATATCATCCAATTGAACCATCATATCTATTGGCATAGAGGTTATCATTGAAACGAGACTGTAGTATTCATCTTCACATTCGAGAATTTCTCCTACTGTTGGAATTTGAACGCTAATAAACTCGTTTATTGGATATTCCCTTTTATATAAAAGGTTTCTTGTAGCCATTATCCAGTTTTCCTATTTGATGGAATCGGATGATGTGATGGATGGGGCCTGTTAAAGTCATTTGCTTGGAACAGCATTACCTTTCCTTGATAATCAGTTATGGGAGCGAACCTTTTAACAGAGTAAAGTCCAAGTTCACCCAGCCCATATGAGCGACTGCCATTGATTCTTTTAGATATCTCAGAACACAATTTATCTGTCCTGACACCACCTTCAGGAAGACGAAGTTTGCTTTTATGGGTAAACACCCATAAATAAAGGATGGGCGACCAATAAGTCTTATTGACCGAACGCTGGATATCAACATCACAACAAATGAATGTCTGCCCATGGGTAACTGCGTTGGGAATGTATTCATATGGAAATATTTGGCTATAGATTAGTGACTCTGGATTCTTACACACTCTGCACTCGTCGTTAAGAAGTCTAACAATTTCCATTGACGATGTGAGGTCGGCCATCAATTGATTCTTGTAGTCAAAAAATTCATCAAGCTGCATTTATAGCAACACCTTCTTTCCATGGTTGTCAACTTTGGCGTCAACACGGTCCAATGGACACAGGTCGTCTCCACAAACTGATTCTTTCGGAAAGAATTTGTAATAGTTGGCAATGTGTAAATCAAAGTTATCTGTATCCTCTGTATTACACTCTTGCATTACTAAATTAAGAACTCCGCTGCCATTAAAGCTTCCACCCAACTTAAACGGTTTTGTCAATCTATAAGCAAGAACATTCTTGGAATCATAGTCATCTATAAGGAACCTATCTTCTCGATTGAATTGTAAGGTATATCTGTCCCTTGCGATGATGACTGAGATTCTGGAATCGCCCCTTGTTATAATAAAATTATTGTCTCCCCATTCGCCTGTGAGATATTTCGTTCCATCAGTTACGATACACCAACGTTCTACAATTTCGCCAGCCTCAGTAATCCATTTCAGGAGATAATTGCACTGCTTCATGATTCCTTTGGTATATAACTCATTATTAGCATCTTTTTCGGTTATAAGCCAATGGTTGTCCATCCATTCTACATACCCACCATGCGTTAAATCTTCTCCTGGCATTGTACAGATAGTTTTTTGGTCAAAATTATCCGAATTTATAACAGCCATTTGTCGTTCTACGCCATCAAGAAGCAGGGTATGATAAGATAAAGAAGAGGGCATCTTTGAATTGAGGAAACGACTTTGGCGAATTATCTGTGCTCGGCGTCTATTGTCACCGTGAAGCCCGATTCTAGATTGATATGTATCCCATGCACCCACATCAATCGCCCCTCTCCACATTTGAATATCTTGTCTGCAATTTACTACATATAGAAATTGCTTTAAATACTTCCGACTTGACGGTCGTAATATCAGTGGCTGGATTATCTAGTAAATACTGTAAGACTGCAACGAGCGACAACATCTGAGAGTCATTTTTTACGGACAAAATTAGTTCCTTGTAACCGAGAAGTTCGATTTGAAGGCTTCTAATATACTTTGGCAAGGTTGGCTCACTGCTTTCCCACAGTGGAAGAATCTTGAAGAATTGATTGATGAGATTTTTGAAATAATTTGATATGAATGTAGCGCTTAGTGTTACACCAGTAGATGTTTCAATAATCATAGGTGTAACTCCGTCAGGTCGCCATGATTATACGAATACTCTCGAATCGCTTGAATAAAGTCTTTACGAGCAGCCGCATATGCATTGCTAATTCGCAGCAACATTTCGGCAGGTGAATATGTAGAAAAGTCCCTTGTATTGAGTACACTTTCTAGATTCTCCTGTTTATATGTGTAAGGCTTCATCCATTGCACGAGCATCCCCTCTGAGACAATCTCTACAATTTCATCCAAATCATTATCTTCAATCTCAACATCAAATTCTCTTGTGTAGTCATCAGCCGTTGTAGTCAAGTCATATTTGCAATTCTTTTTAAAAACTGAAATCGCTCTCTTCATATATCCATCGATTGTTTCGTTGCGCTCAAAGTCTTTCATATTAACAAATTCAAACTCAGTAATCTTTGCAAGAAATGCTTTAGTAAAGATGTCATATGGAACACTCATGTTACACCGCCTTACCGTTCAATCAGCTCTGTGTTTAGACACTTTTCCAGGGTGGATATAAGCTTGTTTGAATCAATTTTCCCTTCGGAAATCAACTGCTTTGCACGGTAAGAAACCGACTTCTTTTGGCCTTCTGACAACTTTCCGATAATGTCTTCTACTTCATCTGCAGGCTTTTCAAATATCTTGTCAAATCCTTCAATTGAAATTGCATACTTGTAGTACTGTCTCATTCCTAGATAATCAATTATCCAAGACTCATCGAACATAAACCAGTTATTGATGAAATATTTCTTGCTGGAATTACGAGCATTTTTCAACTCTCCCAACTCCATATCCTGTTCATCGCCAAAACTATCCCAAACAAACCGCTCGCCAGTTCTTTGGCTTTTATAAATTAGTCTTCCTTGAAATCCGTTTTTCACGGTAACAATTTGGTCAGGGTTAATTTTTTTAGCTCTTGCTGGCTTCTTGGTTGTACGCTTAGAGTTAGTAGTTTCCTCCTTAGTAACCTCACCTGTCTCAATGTTAGTAAAATCGTTTTCCATATATTTTCCCTTTCATACAAAAATATTTGGAGAGGCCCAATAGGGTCTCTCCTTTTATTTCTTTTAAGCTATTTCATAACGGCCTATACCGGCGTTACCACCTGCCAGTACGATACCCATGCCGTATTTCTCACCATACAGGTATTCCTGAGTCAGGTCGCTGTTAGTCTGTGGGTTGCCCACAATAACAATTGGGTCACCCTCGTAGACACACTTAATAGGCTTGTCATCGCCTGCAATTATAGTAAGTATGTCATCACGCATAACAAAGTCAGTAGAGCCGACCTTATGACGCTGAGGAGTAACAACTACGGGATTACCGAAAAATTTACCATAGTAACCCAAATTATAGATGTCGCTTTTGGAATCGGTTCCCTGAATAGAAGGGACAAGATTTCTTACAGCTTTCTTGGTTCCAATGATAGTCGCAGGCTTACCATCAGCAGCTGCCTCAACGTGAGAAATAAGCTCAAGAAGCTCGTCCTCATCATAAGCACCAGCAGCAGGAAAGTAAGTGGTACCACCAAAATCGTTTGCAGAAGCCGTGCTCCACAAAGTATAGACATCATTCAGCAACTGCTTACGGAAAGACTCAGACACCTTATTGATAAAGGTGTTGAAGTCAACGCGCCCCGCCAAAACGCGGTTCAGTTCCTCGTATATCTTGACAACCTTTAGAGAAGTCGGGATTGACATCTCGCTGGTGCCACTCAGACGCTGACGGCGAATACCCTGCGTACCGTCTGCGGCCTCAGAAACGATGAACAGATTACTGTCTTCAATTATGAACAAATTTTTGTCGCCCTCTGCAACATTTCGGAAGTCCACCAGGGCGTTAAAATATTCATCACCCTGCAAGCCTTCAACCGCAGTACGAGAAAGAATCTGCTCAATCAGAGTGAAAAGACCCTTGCATTCACCGTCGCGAATTTTTCGATAATCCAGTTTGGTGTTACCACCGTTGACTTCAATAAGGGCCTTACGTAGGACATCCTGTGACTGTCCAACAGAGTACTGCTCAACATTACCGTGGTATGCATCAACTGCAACCTTAACAATATCATTCATATCAGGCATTATATGTATCCTCCTCTCTTACTTCTCTGTCTTATCAATCCTAATTGTGTAGTAGGTGTGACGGCCAGCAATCTCTACGTCAGCACATACACCAAGACCGGTACCACCAGTAGCAATCTTGCCATTGGCACCGATTCCAACGGTATCGTCCTTCTTGGGCACAGCCCCATCCACAAATCCTTCTGCTGTCACAGAGAACATATTGCGACTGCGTGGAATGTAACCACGGACTGCCTTCCCAGCCTCATTGATGTACTCGTCCAAGTTCTTCTTACGCTCGTCATACATAACCTCGACACCAGCTACGATAGCACACTCATTCAAGTCTGCTCCGGCAGTAGCGGCAACGGCCTTCATTACCTCGCGCTCGCCATCCTCATAACCTTCCAACTTGACAATTACACCATTCTCTACTTCCGCAGGCTCGCCATCTGCATTATAAAAACGCAGGGAGACAAGGTCGGCGGGCTGGTTCGTACCGCTCATCAGGTCTGTGCGAATAACTGCATATTTATCAGCCATTTTTGACTCCTCCTTTTATGAATTTACTTATGCTTGCCCGGTGTAATAACCCCATATTTGGCAAATAAACCGCCATAGGGCTCGGGCTCAGTGTCATGCCTATCCACCGGAAACTTTGGTGTTTTAGGCTCATTGGAGAACTTTACTGCAGTACCATTCCGGCCACGGATGGCAAAGCACTTCTCCTCCAAGGTCTCCAGGTCAAACTCCTGGCAGTGCTCACGCAGGTTCTCAAAAACCTCGACGCCAGCTAGGTCTTCGAACTGAGCAAGCACCTCTTCGCGCTTTCCTTGCTCCTCAGCAATCTCAGCATCCGCCTTGAACTTGCGCAAAGCGGTCAGCTCTTCGTTTGCTTTTTCGGACTTTTCAATTTCCTTCTGGAACTTCTCTTCCCACTCGGCGTTAACTTTACCCAATCGCTTAGTCACAAGTTCAAATACTTTACTTGTGGGGTTCGCCTGCTCACCTTCATCAAAATCTACGATGGAATATTTCTTGCGCTTTTTGCACTTGAAATCTATGACAACATGGTCGCCATTCATAGAGTACTGGAACCCGTATAGATTCCATCCATCCTCATAATCCTCTGCGTAGACCTCGGAGGTGCTTTGGTCGTAGTCAACAAACCAGTAGCGAGGCATGGAGCCCCAATCGGTTGTAACGGTCTCCGCTTCTAGGGCGGCAAAGAGCTCCTGCGTGAACTGACTTTCCAACTCAAAGCGCTCATGCTCGTCCTCTGCGGACGCCTGTTCGCTGTTGCCGTTAGATTTCATTGCTTCAAACTTAGCGCGAAGCTCTTCCAGGGAAAAGTCGTTAATACTAAAGTCAAGCATATCAGCAGTTAGGCCATATTCAGCCATCAGCTTATTCTTCTCGTCCAATACCTCTCCTCCTTCCGAATTGTATTGTGGATTTATGCCAACCTCTTGCGAGGATTGTGCCTTTGAAAATGTTTCCTTAAATTCTTGCATCATATCAGCAAGTTGTTTCCTAAAATCATTACAAGAGAAAAGCTCTAATGAGGCAGACTCGAAACACGGCTCAGCGGTACCAAGCAAACAAAAAGCTGTAAACTCAAAGCTATCGATTATGTATACACCGTTGACCATTCTGCCCTCTTGAACAGAGATTTCCATAGATTCATCCGTTACTCCGTTATCTTTGATTTTTTGGTATGCCTCCTGCCTTTTCCACAGAATGACATCCACACACAAATACTCATGGATTCCGGATTCATCTTCTACTTCTTCCCACCAATAGTTTGCACTTTCTGGAACAATGCCTACCGGTTGAGTAATATTTACTATTCGCATATTGCCTTCAGAGTCTGAAACAAGCTCTATATCATGTGAGCCTATTACATCCTCTTCTCTGTCGTAATGACATACAATAGGACAATTGTAGATACTAGAAATACACTTCTCATATGTTTCCTTGCTGATGAAGCTATTGTTTCGGTTTCTCCCAGTATAAGCAATTCGTAATTTTCCGCTATCAAAAGAAGAGTTGCACTCTCTTAAATCGCTAATACTGGATGAGAATAGAATTCTCATATTGCGACCTTTCATATCACTTCACCACCTATTGACATAATAAAAGCCCGCATAGATTTATGCGGGTTATAGCACCAATGTATTAGATACACAAAACCGAATATTGAAAGTAGCGTAGTCTTCTGTGGCCTTATTAGCAAATATATATTGCTGATTCACATCATCTGACCTTAGCAATTCATATCCAGCTTTTATCATTATATCTGCATCGGATTTGCAAAATACGTAGATGAATGGCTTCATAAATTCCTCCGCACTTTATTCGTTTTCACGATTCTGCTCCCTGCTATCAGACACATCACCGATATCTTTTACCGGCGCTCCGCCTTCATCAGACGTGTTTGAACTACCATTTGCTGAACTCTGCGTTGATGAACTCTGCAAAGGTACAAATCTTTGTCCTAGATTCAAAACAGTATTTTCTAAGAAGCTCATTGAATCCATATCACTCTGAGACATACCTTGTGACGCAGCATATGCGGATATAAACGGTAATCCAAACTGACAGGCTTTTAGGTATTGGTCTCCTAATTCCTTACGATTGTAAACGCTGCAATCTAAGAAGGTTACCTCAAAATTTTTGCCATATGACTGTGCGTGTAAAAATCGGTTTACAACATCCTCAATACTTTTCACAATGCCATATGTAATTGCTTGGTCTGCCTTTATTGATAATAGTAATGCATTAGCAGAAGCTTTATCGTTATTGAATAGTAACGATGAAACACCAGCGGCCGTAAAAAGATTTTGCTCTGCTTCGCCTATGGTGTCCGTATCGCCCGTATTTGATTTTTCAAAGCTTATCTTATTGATTGGCATTGGCGTGAGCACAGACCCGACTTCTTCGGGCAGTACGCTATCTAAATTTCTCCAGAACTCACGCGCCTTATCGAAGTCCATTGTCCAGTTACCATCTTTATCCATCCCAAGTGACATTACCAAGATGGCATAGTTTTCCAAAGTGGTCTTAGAAAGTTTTAGCTGCTTGTAATCTTCAAGGTCATAAACTTCACGAAGGATTCCTGCGAATGGTGGGAGAGAATAGTCGAGTATGTCATTATTGCATTTAACTGCAAACGACGTAGGGCAGTCTAGTTCTTGCCATCTCATACCCCTTCTGTCACTTTGGTAGGCGTTGTATCTTGTTTGGAATTCGCGTGGATAAAATTCCAAATATTGACTTCTGGAATCAAAATACGAAAAATCAAACGTCACGTTAGGCACGTTGCCCTCGATTGTTGATATTGCGCAATAATCAGACGGCAATTGCTGTATTGTAATATTATCATTTGTCACCCATAAAGTCCCATAGAACGTATCTTCGCGTAAACAAACCGTCAGAATTTTAGGGAATTGTGTTCTTACGTTCATTGAAGACATGGCATTAAGTACCTTTCGGTAGTTACGATTGATAGATTTTGCATTAGCACTACTTGGGTCAATTTTATATGGGGAAACAACATAAGCCAAATCTGATAGCCCTGCAAAATATTGTATCAATCTCCTAAAATGAGGACTAGCACCATATATGTATGTGACAGCTTGTCTTAGTTGCTTTTCATATGTATAAGGATTTGATAAGTATGTTGTGATATCATCCTTTGTATACAAAGAAAAAGTAGGGGAGTTGGTGTTATTATTTAGGTCTCTTGTTATCAGCTTATTAAGCGTAGCAAACCTTTCGGATATTCCAATGGCACCAGACATATTTAATCTACGCTCAGCCTTGACATCCTTTATTTCGGACTTATCATTTTCGCTCATCAAACTCTCCTCCTTCCCTTTTTGACTTTTGGCGCTCTGAATTGGAACATATCTTTTGAATTTATCTCGTTTTTGTATGCTCTATTCATTTTACTTTCAATTTGAAGAGCCACATAGTAATTATAGCTAAGGCTCGAATATCTATCTTTTCTCATTCCAGCCTTTTCGTAAATCTTAACTTTGCCATTGGCTTCATCATGCTGTAGTTTAACTAGCTCATCAATAAGCAAAGTGGTATGTATATATGGCATTTGTAAGCTAACCTTTTCAGAAGGAGATAGCGCATTGTATCCTCGTATATCGCCCAATGTGGATTCTGCGTCATATTCAGTTGTTAGTAAACGAATCTTGCTACTTCTAAAACCCTCTCGTAATAAGATGGCACAATCTGAATTGAGCTTTGGGTTACCTTTAATTGACCAAATTACTTTCTCAGCATTATGTGAAGAGCATCGTGATGCCATTTCTGGGTCATTGCAACATGATAGAGCCGGATAAATCTCACCACTTTCTGGGTCTACTATATCTCGTACAAGTGCGTCGTACACACCCATACCGAGGCCATTGCAGTCCATTACGATATAATCACAATGAAACTCTTCATAAAGCCTTCGTATGACTAAAGCCTGGTCACTCGTAATTAACCCCTCGAAACAATCCCCATATACGATATTGCTTGTATACCGACCAGACTTTGACGGCAACATTTGGTTTATAAAGATTGCAGATGCATCGTTATTATGTTTGTTGCTAGACATCAAGGCTATATCCGCAGAGAGAATCCGCTTTTCACCGTTTGCCTTCTGAGTTATTCTGAATTTTGGGTTATTGCCAAGCAAATTTGCCTGCTTATCTGGGAGCATGGCGTATGCGATTTTTCTGTTCTTGGAAATTGAGTTAAAATCAAAAAATGCTCCTTCTTCTCCGCCATGCCACAGAGCCTCCATTTCCATTTCCCATTTAATTTCACTGAAATCGGTTTCAAGCATATCGCTTTCAACATCTTCAGGAAATAACAAGCCTTCCTTAATACTCAGTTGATATGGGAAACCACATACAAAATCTGTTTTCTTATCATCTAACATCATCTTGAACGTATCAAGCATTTTGTTGTATGACCAGTGGTCTTTGAAAAATGCAGACGATAAGAAGCAAGATTTATTCGGTTCTTTGGCATACTCAATCTTTTTTTCGTCATCTGACAACTCCCTGTATGGTGGCATACGACGGCTGGTTAGAAACTTTTTCAAGACAGTATCAATAGTATCTTTTTTTACCATCCTAAACTCATCCACAATAAGAATATTAGCTCTGTTGCTTCTGGCGTTGTCAGATGCAGTGACGACCTTAATGTAGCTTGTATTCTTAAACATGACTTTAGCATCATTTCCAGAGAATTTTGAAGTCTTCAAATCAATTTCATTTTTTAGGTTAGGAGAAATATTAAGCAGCTCGGTTTGTATTTTTTCTAGGACGTTAATAGCTTGTCCTCTTGTACCAGATGTAATAACCACCTTTGTTCCTGGATACAAGATACATCTTGCAACTGCAAAAATAGCTATAAGGAAAGATTTACCCATTCCACGAGCGGCAATCCACAGAAAGACTCTTGCTCTATTCATCATTACCAGCAAAGAAGTTTGGTACCATTTGAGGAATGTAAGTTGCAAGTATTCTTCTACAAATATGTCGATATTTTCACGATAAAAGCTTCCCCATATCGCCATACCCTCAATAACACGTTGCCGACGTGATTGTGTTGATTTATCCATTATTGGTCACCGCTTTCAGATGAACCGCCAAAAATATCACTCAACAATGTATCGTCGTCTTCTTCGTCGTATTCGGGACGGCTTACTCGATATTCATTCATAGCGTCTTCGTACATCTTCGTGTAACTGTTCCTAAGACCGACCATCTTACAGGCATGTCCCAGATACCATGTTGTAATATTTCTAATAACACCTCTTATATCGCGCTTGCTTTTTTCGGTTTCGGGCAGAGGGCGATTAAACTCCCATTTTTGTATTCCAACACCCAATGGCATATTTTCTAGCTCTGCGTCCGCATCGTCTTTTTTCTGACTCGGTTTGAGGTTGGCGCTTCCGAGAATAGAATTCAACGTATTTGCTATTTTATCTATTGGCTTTCCGGCTGCACGTTCGTGGTTTATGTCAATTTCGAGATTACAAATCTGACGCAATAGTGCTTCTTCACCGGGGTCTAGCTGATAGTTTTCTGGATACTTTGATATCCAATATTTAAACCTATCTTCGAGTTCGAGGTACATTGTACTAGAGTACCCTGGGCCCCAGAACGATACTATTTCATCAGGCACATCTATGTCATCTTCCGGCTCGACACAATTTGGATTAACTGGAGGCTCTATTTCATCATACTTGTTTGGCCATATCCATAGGGCGTTTTCTTCCCGAAGAGTGTCATCGTAACATTTTCCTGCATATTTTACAGCACTTAGCTTGCTTATGTATGATGTTATTAGAGAGTGTACCGTAGACACTTTTTCAGCCGAATTGAATATGGCTTCATTCCAGTAGAGGTCTAACTTCCTGCAAACCTGCCTAACAGCATCTGCAGACGAGATGCTTTCATTCATGAGATATTCCTGGAACATTTCTTCTACACAACGTTTACAGTAGGGGAGATAGCCAGTCCCTTTGTAGAGTGCAGCACGAGAAACAAGAAAATTGCCTTTGTTTCTACCATACGCTTCTCCACAGCGACGGCAAATAATCGAATTCGAACTTATTTCCAATCCGGCCATTACTTACCGCCCCCCTTCAGTTCGTTAAGTTTTGCAGCCATCTTCAGCTTTTTACCTGGAGAAAACTTAGGTACATTGTGAGCTTCAATCTCAACCCATTCGTTTGAACCGGGAATTTTTGTGCGTCTTGACGCACGCTTATGAATTGAGAAAATACCAAAACCGTATAGATTTACTTCTTTCCCATCTTCCAAAATATCTTCAATTACATCCAGACAGGTGTCTAATATAAGCGATACATCCTTTTGATTAAAGCTAATTCGCCTATCACTTCGCTTAACATTAAAATTGCATGTATTCCCCTCATCATCTGTAATGTGAAATACGTGTTTAGGACTAGATATCACTTTACGGACACCAGATGCCCTTAGGCGTTCACAGACTTCATTTACAAGTTCCCCTTTATTCATTCATTCACTCCTTTACTACTCACAAATCAGTAAGACCTTTCTGAGCATCAGAGCGAATTTCGCCATTTTCATCGAAGAACTGCGATATTTGCTCTTCGGCACTAATGTCTTTATATACCTTGACCATGTCACTAGATTCCCATCCAACAATCTCTTGGATTACGTTATCAGGCAATCCGAGTTTGGATAAATGTGTTGTGAAATAGTGTCTTAGGCTATGCCAATAAAAGTCCTCTCCCGTAATTCTGCTAAATGAATTGGCCCAGCTGTTAAGAGTTGTCTCGCTTATTTGCTTTGACATATCTTCCGCATCAGGAAACAACCATTCACTATCTATTCCGAGCTCACTTCTTTGTTTAATCCAGGCATCCAAATAAGGCTTAAATTTTTTTGCCAACGTATAGCAGAATATATATTTGCCAAGGCCAAATCCCTTTGTTTGAATTGGTTCGCTTGTTTTGTATAGCGCTCCACCACAAACTAGGTTTTCATCGAGAAAGTCCTTAACTCGAAATCTACAAAGTTCAGATTTCCTTCTTCCACTGCACATAGCTAATGCAAGCATACACGCCTTTTTGTGCTTTCCCATAGATGACAAGGTATTAAGCAAGTCATCCAGCTCTTCATCTTCCCATATAGTCTTTTTACGTACCTGTTGCATAGCTGGATTTTCGATTTTTCGGACTGTTGACCTAAACCCTTTAAAATCGTCTTCATCGTCCAGAATGTTTTCTACATAGTTACTCATTGACGATATAGCCGACTTAAGTCTCCTAACCCTAGAAGGAGAGTTGCCATTTTCGTTAATAAGCCAATGTTGATATGCCGCGTAATCACGTTTCGTTATTTTGGGAAAGAATTTATTTCCGTTATTAAGAAGATTCCATACCCAAAATATATCTATATCATTTGAATATCCAGCAATTGTTTTTGGACTTCTTTGTACTGACTGTAAATATGCTATAAAATCTTGTTTGAGACGCATATTTTCTGGATTCACTTGTGCCAAGAGCTCGGGGCTTGTGATATCATTTTGCTTAGTTTTACGGGGCATCAAAGCCACCTCGCTTTCGTAATTATTATTGGGTGCGGATACGGGAGTTGAACCCGTTCTTCGAGGCTTATGGGGCCCGTGACTTAACCGTTTGTCCTATCCGCAATATAATAAGAGGCCAAAGTATTTGGCCTCTTCTAAGTCATAATTAGTTCAGTGGGACATCATATGTACATCTGATTCCAGTATCATCACATACACAGACCAGCTGCTCAGGCTTACCATAAATTCTCTTTTGGACGCAAAAATCATCCATCCCCTGGAAACTGCCAGCCATGATAGTTTTTACACCTTGCACTTCATCAATTTTGTTATGGTGCATGTGTCCAGATAGAACGGCATATAAAGGCTTTCGTACCATCGTCTGCAATGTCTGTACCTTTGACGCGGTTCCATCAAAGTCTCCATGTATGCCGCAATAGCTCTTACCACGTATGTCGATTACATACATTGTGTTGTCTATCTTGTCACCCACACCTATGGTGACATTTTCAAAATTTTGAAGCCTAGCTGCCAAATACCACTCGATTAAATCATCTAAGCGTTCACTCGCCAAGGATAAATCTTTTTGTGGATTTATTCTGCTATGGTTGCCTGCAACACTAATATATGTTACCTTAGAAAAATGTTTGCTCAATTCAGCGATAAACTCAGAGATAAGTTCAGATACTCCTTTTATTTGCTCAATTACATTTTCTTTATTAGTAACGGCGATTGAATGGTGTATGTTCCCGCTTATCTCATCTCCGTTTGCCCATACATAGCAATTTTCGCTGGAATGCGTAGTGGCAATCGATATTACTCTATCAAGGTACTTACACATCATATCTTTGCATATTTCTGAGTTATACACATTCCAGTAGTTATGAATGTTAGCACCATAATGAATATCATTCAAGCTGACAAGCAAATCATTATCAGAACAAATAAAAGTATTCGGTTCATAATTGAGGCGCGGAAGACTTCCAGAGCTCACAGCTTCTAATAGAATTTCATTTAACTCTTCTTGGCGTGAACGTTCGCGAATCACTTTATTAAGAGCGACCCTTTGGTCGAAGAACTTCTGGCGTTCTTTCATCAACTCGATACGTTTACTTTCCAGCTCGCTAATACTTGTACTGTCTGTTGTTTTATTGATTGAATCGCGTTCGATTGCGTCAATTACAGCTTTCATGCCATACATTCGCTTTCGAACTTCACTAGAGCTAAAACAGTTCCCCTCTCCAAAAAGACGTTCACTTAACTCTTCATAATCTTCGTCTATACTATGGTCAACTAATTTGCCTAGTACAATATTTCGTATATCTTCATATGTTACATTGCTTGTGATAATTCACATCCCCTTCCGAGTTCCCTATTCCTAATGTCACGAAGCATCTTCATAGGCCCACGTTCCTCCGCCATATAATAGTGGTGCCGCTTAGAATCCTGCCTCATTGTGCGAACAATGTGAGTATTTGGGAACTTGCTCTGAATACGAATTTTTTCGGCCTTTGTAATGGAAATCACTGTTAAATCATCCTTTTCTTTTTATTTATTTCTCCGTTATAGAAGAAACAATCTATATTTATACACTAATAGCATACATCAAGTAGGGCCTAACACGTTGAGTACCAACGCATTAGGCCACTTCATTTTTTCCAACAATCTATTTTCTGTTATGCATTTGCCATTCGATATCTCATAGCGGCATTGATATTTTGTTTAGCCCTAACCTCAGCTGCACAGTTCTGACAATATTTTTGTCTTCTTCCCTTGTATGGGGAGTTCATTTTCACGGTCAGTCCGCAGTTCTCGCATATAAAGTATGGCCCTCCATAAAATTTTTCATATTGGTAGCCCAGGTTTCGAAAATCTATAATATGTATCGCGGACTCATCGTCACAAATGAATTCAACTTGAACATTCAGATTATCTATCTTCTTTGAGAATTTAATCAGGCCATTGGCTCTTAACTCAGAAAACATTAGGCTTTGACGCTTAATTGAAGTGTTAATGTTTGCCATCTGCATTATTTCTTTGTCTGAACAATTTGACCAATGATTATTTGTTTCAGAAACTGCATCCCAGTATTTGGCGGAGCAAAGCAGAGTAAATGCAAGTCTTCGAATTTGTTTCCCATTTAGCTTTTCTATTTTTTCTAACTCATCGTATGACACATCGACTCCATCCAATATTACCAAAGAATATTTGTTGCAAGATTTCACAACTTTATCTAATGTGTCTGACCACTTTGGGAGAGAAGCTGATGGGTCGCATTTTAACAAAAAATCATCCAATAAACTTCTAATCTCATGCTTGCTATAATGATTTGCGTGATAGTATCTTGCAACTCTGCTTAATGTTTCAACTGGCTTGTTTCCTAATTCATGCTCCCGAATCATGTTTTCTGCCCACTCATATTCATTAAGAATCAAGCTCATAGAATTCCTCCATTCTTTTATCAGCAACTGTAAATCTGTTTCCACCGTACTCTATTTCTCCATCAGAATCCAGGGTAGGATAGTGCATCATCCACCCTTTGTTCATAGCGATATTTCGAATAATCTCATGCCCACACATTTCCCACGCAAATTTTTTCGTAGAACTCTTTTTATAACATACGTCCAATATAATATCGCATAGTGCAAGCTTGTCGGTGCAAACCTTAGCACACTCCTGTTCAAATTCAGATTTCATTTCAGACATACGCATATACGCATCGCATTCATCTATGCGCTCGTATTTTGAAAATATTGCATAGCTTTGCAGCCGTTTGTTATATTCATCGTATAGCCTTGAGATTGAATTTAACTGAGAGCGTGTGTACTCGGCTCCACTTTTCATGATGTTATAATCGAACTCGACTCCGTCATTATGACTGCCTATATATCCGTCAAAAGCTTCTTCGAACTTCCGGCATATACGATTCATTACACAATCGTTTGTACCGACTGGCATACGCGCTTCGTAATATCTTAGAAAATCATTTTGCCTATCCGTGCGTTCATCTCGTGGAATATTATAAAGTTCATTTATGGTCATGTGGAACTCTCTCAAAGAATTCTTATTTGTATTCTTGATGTAAGTATTATATTGTTTCATAAGGGCTGGATATATGTATCGCATAAAATACGGTTTCTTGTCAGCGACAATGCTAAGGTAGAATCTTCTTCTGTCAATATCTTCAATTTGGTTAACGCTGTGCCTATCATGCCACTCTCTCGGCATCGGTTTTGCAATGATGCCTTTAGCTTTGTCAATGGCATTCTGCTGAAAAAGCTGCCCGCATTTAATCCTATAGTCTAACTCTTTATATTCTCTGGACTCCCTTGGGTATCCAGCCTGGACATCAAACATAGATGTTATCCAGTTTGTTGTCTTGCCAATATCATCTCCAAAACTATCTATATTAGATTGAATGGAATCCTCTTCACAAACTATTTTTTTGTTTGCTTTGCGCTGTACGCACATGAGTGCTGGCAATTCTTTCAGTCTCGTTACAAGGATATTATTGTCAGTCAGCATCACCAAGTCGCCGTCCTTATCCATTCCATTTAGCGCATGTGCCGCCGTATCCCAGGAATTGAAGATTGTGCATGATGTCATATATTGATACCAGTGCTCTGCGTCTTGACTGCGATGTGGATAAACTAGGCGAACGTTATTATGACAGGTCATTGGAGCTCTGAAGCAGGCGAGCCGTTTTGAATCTATCCTGCACCAGTATCGGTTATATATTTCTCCAGACTTGAGGATACCTGTAACCTCCATCCCAAAAATGCTTTGACATAGGGAGTATGGGTCACCAGACACTATCGAGTAGTTTCCATGTACTTTGAGTACGCCGACCTTCGCCTCGTTGATTCGGTTCTTTATGAGAGAGTATATATTGCTCTTAATATGGGGGTCATCCATCATCTCCGGTGCTATCATTATTGCTTTAGCGTAATCATCCTCTGATTTTAGGATATTAGCATCGTTCAAACCGGCCCCCTTCAAAAACAGAACGGTCTTTCTCCAATCGTTGGATAAAACATCTTCTATCTCATGGATGGTAGGGGATATCAATTCGTCTATATCTTCATCTGACAGCTCGTAGCTTTGAATGAACTGATAGTTGAGATTTCTTTCAGACTCCAACTCTTTTGGACATGTCTTTGCTATACCGAACGAGTAACCGTTTTGAAGGCAATTCCTTATGTAGTCTTCACAGCCCTTATATGAATCCCACAGCTTTAGCATGGATGTAGTAAGAATTAGCTCAACATTCCTGATATCCACATCCTGTCCCCACGCGTCTTTAACCGTGTATGTATGTGCTACAGTTTGAGCAAAGTCCAGAAAGTCGAAGGTGAATACCATTCCTTTTTCCCACGAGAATCGAGTATTGACACCGCTTACCAAATAGTCTAATCCAAGCTCTTCGCTCCATCGTGCTGCAAGGCTTGGCAGCATCAATCCATATCCGTCAGATTCGTTTAGCTGAACCATTACATTATTGCGCTCTTCCATTAAGGGCTCGACTTGGCCTTCGTCATTTAGATAAATGATATCTGACAGAAACTCTGTTTCACAATCTGGTACCACTAAGATTCCTTTTGGCATTGATACTGGGTTTGAGGCACTACATGTCAGTGCTTTGTATGCTTCAAGCTTGGCCGGAACCATTTCAACGCTTAAATCTCTTCCATTATCAATTCTTCGCCTTAGCTCATCCACCACCTTCGAGCTAACAAATACGATGGTTTCATTTTTGACCCCTCCGTTTGTGCCAAGTAATCTTTGATATTTCACTCCGTTTATACTAAACCCTCTGCAAGCCCTTCGATAATCGCTTTCTTTATCCATAATTACACACATATAGTCTGGCTTGAATTGTACATCGTCTAACTTTGAATAAAGTGACTTAATCTGCTTTCTGTTTTGGATGCTGTTCGGCTCTTTGCGCAGCTGTCGAATCTGAAGCTTGGTTTCTCTTGCAATAGCGTCTGCATCTGTTATTCCGTTTATCTCATCAATCCATCTCAACACCTGACTATCTGCGAGTGATATTATCTCATCATTTTTTCGTGCCTCTGATATAGGGAGTGTCAGTTTCCATTTTGCTTTTCGTAGTCTGCTGCTATGTATTTTATATATATACTTTTGGCATACTAACTGTTTGCTTATGTTCTCCACCCACTTTCTGATGTAATGTGACTACTCATATAATTCTTTCACGTATTCATTCCAGTACTCTATAAACTCCCGACGTCCTCTCTCTATGTATCGAGCAATGGCAGATTCACTTGACCAGACATATCCACACTCTGTATCAAACTGCGGCATATATGTGTCTGCCTGTGCTAATACCTTGTTTATATCTTTCATCTCACACCTCCTTGCACTTTAATTCATTCATCCAGTCAAGCAATAACCTCCTCATCCTCTTGCTAGGTATGTATATATTGATTGGCTTATAATCCCTTATTGCGCTTCGCCATATCCACTGCAGCATCTCAGACAAAGCGAATTTGTCTGGGTCAATGCCTGCGCCCTTTGACGAAAAGAGCTTAATGATATTTGGGTCAGCGAAGCGATTGACCATATACGCCAAATTTGTCTTACCCCTGTATTGGTTGGTAGCTCTTGCCCCGGTTTGCAAAAAGTTACTTCTAAATCTACCGCTTTTCATATCTACAAGCTTGTTGATATCATTCTTGTAACATGTCCAGAGACGATTAGAATTATCACTACCTGTTTCACATTGGAAAAACTGGCGAAGCCCATTGCGCAGCACCCTGATTTCTGGGTCACTGTACGAACGCTTGTCATACCACCCCTTGGATAGTGCGTAGTATCCGTTTCCAACATCATTCTTTTTCTTACCGCAGGATAAGTTTATTAGATTGGTGAAATCAAGTGGGGGAGGAGAATCAGGTTTGTTCGAGAAGAAGAATCCCCTCTTGTCTTCCTCCACGCCAACGATGGTATAAGGAATACCATAATAGTCGAGGTATGCTTTCTGATATTGTCCATCAAACATATAGGTCAACATAAATACTTCATTAAATGCGCTCAGTAACGTGGGGTTCAGTATATTTAGAAGAGCGCTATCAAGCGTGAAGAGCGAGCCTGTGTCTGCCAAAGCTTTGTAATCTGAGAATCTTCCGCTATAATCTTTATTTCTCCAAACGAGCCTTCCGTCATCTCCTGGGTCAGTGAGCTGGGTCATAATCAAGTTAAAATCTTGATGAGACACATTCAGTCTTTCTACAACTTGGATACTCTCGTCTATAATGAGCGAATACCCCTTATCCATGATTAGCTCCTGGCTCTCCTGGTCTATCAGGTAGAATAGAGCGTGTGTGGCGGCTATGTTATGTCCAGAGCGAAGGAGACACTTTAGCCTTGCTGATTTGGTCAGGTTGTCACTGTCTGGCTGCTCAAAGTCACATGACTCACATATTCGACCTACCTCGTCCAAAAAAGGAGTTATGTATAGAAATCGCTTTTTTCCTTTATTCTCGTTCATATATCGTATCGCTGCCGAAGACTTTCCCCGGCCCATCCTGGCATCCACTACTGTAATCTGGTGTATATTCACCGTCTCCTTTCTCAATAATTTGAAAACCTGTACACAAAATCGGGTGGGCTGCTCCACCCTTGTTGAAGTGAGCTGTTCTCATGACCTCCCTCTCTATTCTTTCTTTTTAAAGACCCACTCTAATCCGTTGTGCGCCAAGGGCTAATTTTTAAAGCTGTACAGTGGCTCTGTACAGTTTTGGTTTTCACCTATTCAATTTTCAAGGTTCGACGGCCAAGTAAACTATTTAATTGACTTGACTATGCCTTTATTTTACCAGGTTTTTTTCAATTACGCAAGTCATATTAGTAGGCGATATTCCAGCGAGATATTTCCTAGAGAAAAACGCACGGTTATGGGGTCGCAAGGAACAGGACATCTATTCCGTTGTCGATTTGACAATAAAACGTACAGTAATGAGCGGTACAATAAAGAGCTTTTATTGCTTTTTGGACAGGCAAATCAGAGAAAAAAGCGGTGATAGTGTGATGAACCCACTAACACAAAATATCAACGGCGCGGGGGCTGAAAATCCCATAACTACCCCCCTACTTGCCATAGCGTGAAAAGGGCAAGTAAAAATTTGCCCTATCTTTTCGGCCTAGGGTGACCCCCCCTTTGTGGTTAGCATAAGAAATCAAAAAATTATATTGACAAATTGCAAACAAGGTGCTAATATATCTATGTCGAGTAACGGCAGGCGTCACCCGCTCCCCATTCTACCACATGGGGCACGCCCCCACACCACACAAAAAATACATAGCAGAAAGGAAAAACAACATGAAAAACGCAACTACCACAAATGCCACGTTTGAGAGCGTCAAGCGCAACTTTGAGAACGCCCACGCAAGCGGCGCGGACTATAGCAAGGAATTAACCGCCCTTGCAACTGCCGTTGCCTATAGCGTGTTGAAAAAATGCCTTGACCCCCAGCGCAAAACGGCCGTTGACCGGGAAGAGGTTAGCAACAACGGCCAAAACCCCACCTTGCAAGCCGTCCGGCGCGGTATACGCAAGGACTATGAAACACTAGCAGGAACGGAATACACCGCAAGCCGCGCAACCCGCGCCACGCTCAATGCAGACGGTGACCCCATCACCGAAACGGCAGACAAGGCCGCACAAAAAGCCCTCAATAAAATCATACGCGAAACACTTTCCGACGGTATAGACCTAGTGCAGGGCGCGGCCCTTGCCATACTGGAACAGGCGGCAGAACACGCCGCCCCTGGTGAATGGCTTGACAGGCCGTATACTGTGCGCCGGCTTGCAAGGCGCGTATATATTCGCCGCAACGATAGCGCCGCCTATAGGGACGACACCACGACCCCAATACAAGAAATTTATAGGGCCGTCCGGCGCGAGGTGCAGAACAGCCGCGCCATACAGACAGACCCCCGGAACGGCTATAGCTACATAGAGGACATAGCGCCGGGCGGGCTGGACATTATTTTTTATCGGACGGGCAAATATACAGACCTTGGGGGCGTTGACAGCGCGGGCAATTACACCACAAACCGGCAGGCGTTAGCAGACTATAACGCCATCATGGAAAAGTTAAACTTGACCCCACGTCAAGCCAAAGTGTTAGAATTGCGTATGCAAGGCAGAGGAAAAAAAGCTATCGGGACATACTTAGGGATTGACCCCAACAACGTTGGGCGCACGTTAAGACAGATACAAGCCAAGGCCAAAGAAATAGGCTTGACCCCGGCATAATAGACAGCGGCGGCGCGTATGCGCCGCCTTTTCTTTTTGGACAAAAAACCGCAAGCCCAGCGCCGCCCAGCCCGCCGGGGTGACCCCCCTTTGCGGTTAGGGGTGCAAGGCAAGCC